GACTCGTTCCGCTGGGAGCTCTATCTGGCCGAGACCCATGCGAAGAAGTTTCACCTTGAGGATAGGTATCTCAGTGGCAATTACCTTTTCGCCTATGTGCCGGTCTCCGCTAACGAGCGGGTCTGGATGCTCTCGAAGCTAAAAGAGGAAGACTATGAAGAGGAAACAGGCAAAGCACTCGAGGTGGCTAAAGCCAGACAGCCGTTCGGCTCTCCCGGGGGCAAAAGCAGGTCGGCCGAGTTAATTATCAGCTATCTGCCAGAGCATAAGACCTACGTAGAACCATTTGCCGGGGGCGCTGCTGTCTTCTGGTCTAAACGGCCTTCCGAGGCCGAGGTTCTGAACGATAAAGACCCGGACATAGCGTTTTGTTATCGGTTTATCAAGAACTTAACTTCAGAGCAGAAAAAGAAACTTCGGAGAAAAAACTGGGTTATCGATGAGGAGACATATAAGCGGCTTGTTAAATTAGAAACCGATGATCCGGTAGAGAAGTTTTATAAAATAATCTACCTTCAAAGGGGTGCTCTTGGAATTCCAAGGACATCGGCGCTACCTGGTCATATCGGTCGGCATATCAACATTGTTGCTGACCTCGATCGCTACAAGGGCCGGCTTAAAGATGTTGTTATAAAGTCGACTGACTATTCGAACATCATCGATGAATATGACAGCAAGGATACCGTTTTTTATCTCGATCCGCCCTACTTCAATCAGGCTCAACGTGACTTCGCACACAGGTTTGAAGAGGCTGACTGGGCGGGGCTTATCGAGCGGCTCAAATCTATCAAAGGGAAATTTATTTTGAGCTCTGGGTCTAAGCTCAAAAACGCCCCGGCGGTTTGGGAGGAGAAACGCTATAAGGTGGAAAGGCAAATCAGGCAGCCCGGCCAGCACGAGGGCAGAAGCACCTGGGAATATCTTTACGCTAATTTTAAACTGGTGAAGAGAGGTCAGAAAAAACTTGAGCAGAAATCTTACGAAGTTAAACTGCTCAAGGGCTCGGCCGCTGATGGTGATGAACACATCGTGACCGGGGTTGTCTACGAGCCAGAGAAAGTAGATGCTCAGGGTGAATATACCGATGCTGAGGAAATCCGAGAGGCCTGCTACCGGTTCATGGAGGCCGGAGCTAAATTCAAACTTAACCACTCTGGCGAGCCTCTTGACTGCGTTAAGCTCTTGGAAAACTATATTGCGCCGGTCTCGTTCGAGGTGAATGGTGAACGGGTTAAAAAGGGCTCATGGCTGATGACGCTCAGGGTGCTTGCGCCAGACCTCTGGGCGGATATAAAGTCGGGCAAAATCTCCGGCTTATCTATGGCCGGGTATGCCTACGTTGAACCCGCCGCCAAACCCGGTGCTTGACAAGAGCAGGGGGCTGGGTAGAGAATATCGTCGGACGTGAGGGTTGCTCACTCCCGAGCCCGCTCGACGTCGAGAGTATCTAACTCTGAGGAGCGATTGAGCGCGGTGAGAGAGTGAGAGCGATGGGAAAAGAAAAAGACGCCAGAAAGCTTGTCGATCTCTCAATCGATGAAGTCTCACTCGTTGATCTTCCGGCTAATCGCAGGAAATTCCTTGTCATAAAATCGGAGGCTTACATGGATGAGTTACTTGAAAAACTTTCCAAGATGATTGAGACACCAGAGGGTGCGGTCGAGCGGCTAAAGGGTCTGGATGCCCAGACGCTTGATGCGATTAAATCGGCCGTCTCAGTTCTGGAGAAGGTGTTTGACGACCTGCCCGATGACCTTAAAGAGGCTGTCAGGGTGCTGATGAAATATGCTGTATATGGCTACGGCTACCCGCCCCCGGCTGCTGAACCCGCTAAGGCTGACGAAAAAAAGGCTGAAGACGATGCCGCAATCTCTAAGCGGATCGACGAGGTCGCCAAATCGGTCGAGGCTTTATCCGAGATGGTTTCAAAACAGATCTCGGAGCTCGAAACAAAAATCAAAGCGATACCGGCCGTGAAAAAATCGCTTGAGAGTGAGGAGACATCAGTTCCTCAAACAAAATGGCCGAGTTTCTATCGAGAGGTTTAACACCATGAACAACAGTGAACTGCTTAATAAGTCAGTTATCCAGAAGGGGCTTCTGTCCACAATCACTTTCTCGCCTGAGGAGGCTGACCGTTTCCTGGATTACGTTATCGATCAGAGCGTTTTCAAAAACAACGCTCGAATCGAGAAAATGAAACTTGCTCAGAAAAACGTCCGGGCAATCGGTCTGGCCAACGGAGTGCTGAAGCCAAAATCAACTCTAACTGATTCCGACATTATCAACAGCTTATCCAATGACCTGATCGCTCTGAGCGCTAAGAAGGTGCGTGGGGCGATTCTTGTCACGGATGATGATCTTGAGGATGCGCCTGAAGGCGATGCTTTCATTGACCATCTGCTCGGGATCATCGCTCGCCAGATTGCTAACGAGCTGGACAGCGCTTACTATCTGTCAGAGCCCGGAGCGCCTGACGAGGCATCGATGCTGGACATCTATGATGTGTGGCGTGGCTGGCGGCATCGGATTCTAAATGATACCAACCTCGTAACGGGCGGGGCGACCATCCTTGACGCCCAGAGCGCTTCAGACTTCACGCTTCATAGCGGCTATATCGCCGAGCAGAACAGCTCAGCGCCCTACCAGTGGGAGATCAAGTTTGCCAAGGCTCTCAAAAAGATGCCGGGAAAATACAAACAGCTCGGGCTTCAAAACTTCAGGTTCTTCGTCAACGACCAGATTGAATCTGATTATGTGGATGCCCTGAGTGGTAGAGGCACGGCTCTCGGGGATAAGATTATTCTTGAGGGCGGACAGGTTGCCTTCGGGAAAGTCCCCATCGTTAGCGCACCGCTGATGCCGGTTGACCTGCCCAATGCAGTCTCAGGTGGCGGGTCGACCACAGTAGATGCCGATTCAGCCGCTGGGCAGAAAGTCTTAAATGTCGCAGCAACCACTAACTTTGCCGCCGGCGATAAAATCCTGATCTACAAGAAAGAAGTTGGCTACAAGCGGGAAATCGCAGAGGTCGCTTCGGTCCAGGATGGTGTAAGTTTGACGCTCAAGGACAATCTCATCTACACCCATCTGGCTACTGATGCTGAGGCCGTGACTGAAGTTACGCTCGATACCACTGACTGCCTGCTCACTCATAAAGACAATCTGATTATCGGTCTCCACCGGGATATCAAGATGGAAACCCAGCGGGATGCCAAGCTCGAAGGAACAATCTTCTTCTACTCGCTCCGTGCTGATGTTGCTGTGGAAAATCTCAACGCCTGCGTCTTCATCAAGAACCTCAAAGTCAAATAGCCAGCGGTAGTTTAAGCTGACTCTTAAAAATTTAAGCCATCTGGGCAGAGGTGATAATGTCAAACGAGATAACTAAAACAAAAGTCATAAAAGGTCTGCTGTCGCCGATTAGCTTTGCGCCCGAAGAAGCTGACAAGTTTCTTGACTATATCATTGACAGCTCAGTCTTTAAATCCAGTGCTCGGGTTGAGAAGATGAAGCTGGCTCAAAAGGTCATAAGGCCAATCGGGCTCGCCACAAATGTTCTCAAGCCACGCTCAGTGATGTCGAGCGAGGATATCATCACAAGCCTTGCCTCGGGGCCAATAACTCTTGAGGCTAAAAAGGTAAGAGGGGCTGTCCTCATCACTGATGACGACCTTGAAGACTCGCCTGAAGAAGGATTTAAAGACCACCTGTTGGCGATGATAGCGAAAAAGATTTCAAATGAACTCGACCGGGCGTTTTATCTCTCCGAGCCCGGGGCGACTCTTGAAGGCCAGAGACTTGACCTTGAAGACCTCTGGAAGGGTTGGCGGTGGCGAATCTTAAACGAGACAAACGCTGTCACCGGTCAGGCCAGAGTGCTCGATGCCCGATCAGCGACTGATTTCAAGTTCACTACTGGCTACATCGCTGAACAGAATGGTGTCGCCCCGTTCGAGTGGGAAATCAAATTCGGTAAGGCGCTCAAGGTCATGCCCGGGAAGTATAAGAAAAAGGGGCTCGAGAACTTTCGGTTTTTCGTCAATGATGAAGTAGAGTCAGATTATATCGAGGCGCTCAGCAGCCGGGGGACAGCTCTCGGCGATAAGCTAATCGTTGAGGGTGGAGAGGTGACTTATGGTCGGGTGCCGGTCATCGGTGCGCCGCTCATGCCAATAGATATGCCCGTCCCGACGGGTGATGCCCTTGCGGTCTCTGCGATTGAGAGTGGCGAGGATGTTTCGGCCGGTGAGACCACACTTCACGTGAGCGATACCACCGGGTTTGAGGTCGGTCAGCTAATCTGGTTCTACGATGCCTCGACCGGCTATAAGTCTGAGGTGCTACAAGTCAAAACGATAACTCAAGACGATAATCCAGAGCCACCACCAGATACACTTGCCAGTGGAACGATTGAGTTTGAGACCGGGTTCTTATATCCTCATGCTGCTGGAGAGCACTTCGCGGTCGTGACTACTGACGGCTCTGACTGCCTGTTAACCTACAAAAACAACCTCATCATCGGGCTTCATCGTGACATAAAAATTGAACCTCAAAGGGACGCTAAAGCAGAAGGGACATTCTTTTATTTTTCGATGAGAGCTGACGTAGCTATTGAAAATGTAAATGGCTGCGTGCTGATTAAGCACCTGAAGGTGAAGCCGTGAGGTATCAAATCTGGTCTTTCGGTCGGGCCTTCGGGATTCCTTATCGAGGCGGCGTTGTTTCGATCCCGCCATCATCGTTCATTGAGACTGATGATGCGCAGCTGGCTTCGGCGGCTCGAGGTGTCCCGGGATTAGATGTTGTTGTGGTTAACGCCGTAGAGACTGAGCCCGTCGATCCAAGGATAGAAAAAAAGCAAGTTAAGAAGGCGAGAGAGCGCCGGCTCTAAGCCGGCTCTCTCTCTTGCCCATTTTACCTCTGGGCAGTAAAAGGAGACGAGAGTGGCTAACGAGCTGATAATCATTTCCGAGCTAAAGGCTTATCTTGAAGAATCCTCATCTGAGAACGACACTATACTGGCCAACCTGATCTCTTATGTTACCGGGTCGATCGTTGACCACCTCGAGACCTTAGCCCAGCCAGGCGACATAACTGACCACTTTACCGGAATGGCCAACAGGACGCTTTACCTTTCCCGCCGGCCAGTGATTGAGATTTATTCGGTCTCAGTCGATGGCACGGGGATAAGTGATTACTACTCAGATAACAATGGCTTTATCTGTCGCGCCGAGGGATTTCCTGCTGGCTCAAAAATTGAGGTCAAATACAAGGCCGGGTTTGAGAGCTGGCCGCTTGCGATTAAGCTCGCCGCACTGAAGCAGGTGGCTTTCGAGTTTCAGAAAACACGGACACGGGCTTGGGGCGTTAGCTCAATGAGTTTTCCCGATGGCTCAGTCAATCGCATTCAAGACGATGAGTTTCTGCCAGAGGTAAAGCAGGCATTGAGGCGCTACCGCCGGGCGGTGTTTAGATGATTAAAGTTTCTTACGATAGCAAAGGCGCTCGGCAGAAGCTGGAAGTACTGGCTCGGCCATCGTGGGTTTTTGATACTATGCAGCGCTGGGGGCCGCTCGCTATCAACGAAGTTAAGGCTCTGGGCTCGCAGAGGTTCAAGAGTCCTAAAGGAAATCTTCTATCGGCTCTCGGGTTTAATACTACTCAAACGAAGGCCGGTGGAGAGATCTTGGTAGGAACTGGGGTCAGGGGCAGGAAGTCAATTCCTTATGCCCACATTCAGGATGTCGGGGGGCGGATTGAGCCGAAAACAAAGCAGTATCTTACGATTCCGCTTGGCGGCACTCGAGGCCGGGCGGCTGACTACAAGAACACGTTTTTTATAGAGACTAAATCCGGTAAACTGTTTTTAGCTCAGCGCTCAGGTGCCGGGGCCTTTCGTCGGAAAACAACCAAAGGCCAGAGGGTTGGCGGCTCGGACGTTAGACTGCTCTTTCTCTTGGTCAAGAGCGTGACACTTCCCGGCTCGTCTTATTTTACCGACGCCATGGCTACCGCGGTCATAAGGCTTCGCTCGATGCTTGACGCAGGGGTTCCCAAATGAGTGATCCGCTAAGACTCAGAGTGATTGATGCTGTAGTTAACGCCCTCGAGGCAATCAAAAAAGAGAACGGCTACTACTTCACGCCGGCTGATGTTTCAACGAAGGCGATCGTATTCCAAGAGACGCTAAGCTACCCGAGATATTCGGTAGCGCTCGAGAGCACCCGAGTTTCGGAGTGTGCTTACCATCAGCTCGATGAAACGATGGTGGTCACGATAAGGGGCCTCGTCAAGAGCGCTGACCCGGTTAGAGATATTCTGAAGGCATCTCAAGATGTGAGGGCGGCGCTTGAGGTCTCGGCCGTCTCCGGGGCCCTGCGTGATCTGGGGGCGATTGTCAACGGCGGCGAGATGACCACCGATGCCGGCATGCTTTCAGCCGACCGGTTCGGGCTTTTTGATTTGAGGTTTGAAATTTTAGTCTCCGGATACTATGATGGGTTATGACATGGAGACATGAGGTGATATAATCATAACGGAGGAAAAAAACAATGGCAATTGAAAGACGACTTACAAAGGCGGCGGTCGCTAAGGCCACGTCTTGGGGGACGGTCGGGTCACTAAATGCGGCTAACACCGGCATTCTACCGACTAATGCCGGGGCGGTAAAACCAGCTTATCAGGTCGTTGAGGATGAGACTTACGGGGCGTTCGAAAAATACCTCGACACTACCTTTCAGAATGCGGTCGATTTTACGCTCGACTTCGACTATCGGTTCGATGGACTCGAGAACTTTCTCATGGCTCTGCTTTTCGGTATCGATACGGTGACCGAAAATGGCGACGGCACCTACACACATAAGCTCTCACTGGCTGATCGGGAGACAGGCTTCGTTAGCTATGCCGTCGAGAAAGGCTCAAAGTTTCACTGCGTCCCATCGGCCAAGATTACCAAGGTGACGCTCTCAGTCAATAATGGTTTGGTCAAGATATCGGTAGCACTCAGGGGTAATCTTGTTGATGATACGACGATTCTTACGCTCGATGCCTCGACGATTCCTGGCTCGCCAAAGTTCAAAGCTAAATTCGCTAACGCCCGGTTTCGGCTCAACTCTCAGAGCGGGGCGGCTCTGGGCGACGGCGATGTCGTTCACCCGAATAATTACACGCTCGAGTTTGAGAGGAAACCTGATGCTGAGCACGTCGCCGGCTCTTTCGGGATTATCGAACCGCTGGAGACCGATAAGCCTCAGATTAAACTGACGCTTGAGTTCCCGAGGATGGACGCCGTTAACGCCGAATATTTCAAGGACTGGGGCGATGGCTCGGAGAAGAAGGCTGACATCTTATTCCCTGGCCCGGCTATCCCGGGAGTAACGCCAACAAGGACTTATAGCCTCAAGTTTGACCTGCCTCGACTGGCGATTGAAGACGTGGAGTATGCCGACTCAAAGATTATCCCGGCTAAGGTGGTGTTGCGGGCGCTCGAGGCAGAGACCGCACCACTCGGCATGACGGGCGAGACAAAGCCGATTTATGCCGAGCTTACAAACCGACTCGACGGCGACTGGTCAGTACCGCTGCCCGATATCAATAGCTTCGCTGTTAAAGACGGCGGGCTCGGGGCTACGCAGGTAACGCTCGAATGGTCAGTCACGGGGGCTGATTATTACAAGGTCAAGATTTACAACGAGGCCACGCAGGCCTGGGAAACCCGGTTTTATTCTGA